CCATTCTTCAATGACAGTGTTAGCATTGAAGAAGCAATGTGCCTCGTCGGAGACAGTCCAGGTGTTATCATCACCACACAGAGCCAAAGACAAATTCTCATCAAAGGCTTCATATGAGCGCATCGCGCTAGGACATCTCATCTGCCATGCATACGCTAAAAATGCATACAGGATCAAAGTATTATCCACGATAGTATTCACAGAGCCAGAGGGATTACCTCCAAGCTTCTGAACAAAAACACCATCGGAAGTGATAATGACCGTATTAATAAGATTGCGGTAATAGACCTGCAATCGCGCCAAATTATCAGGCGTCCGGTCCTCCTCACGAAGCATAGACCAACGAAACTCCGCCACCATCCAGAGCATAAAAGCTCGGAGTGACGAATCGTATTGTGATTCATCAAGAGCGTACCCTTTAGCAAACTTCTTCAGCTTACGGTACAACTCATCCCAACCACCTTTCCAGGGGCTGAATCCAACAACACTCGCAGTCTTGAGATGTGCAGCATAGAACTTCTCATTCATATGCTCAAACAATCGGTTACCATTAATGGTCATCTCAACGGGGCCAGCAGTAAAAGTGCGCAAAGAATTAACGCGCATCTTTTCTGCGTCACGGATCTCTTCCTTCAAAGAATTTCCGAATACCGCTATATAGTCATTTGACTTCAAGCGATCCCAATCGTCCTCCATGTATTGAGGGAACTCTTTCCAATCATCAAACATGGCACGCTTAGTAGCGTATTTCCGTATCCACGGAAAGCCTGGAGAGGTGGTCAGGTCAATACCCGGCAAAACCTCTTCCACAGACTTAACTCGTGAATTTTGCATGTGGGGGCCAAAATGGCGGCTGAGCATCTCAGCTGCGCCATTCATGGCCAACACTTGCTTAGCATCCAAGGCCGGAACGTCCTTAGCATACTTAGCAAGTGAGATATATGCGGCTTCCCTATTAGGTTTAGGTAAGCCCCAACGAGAACGATCCACAGACTTCTCTGTGTCGTCCTCAAATTGGGCAACATGAATATCAACAGCAC